ATCTTCTTTCTTTTTCTGTCTGATTGCCTGCATACTTAACTTCCATGCAGTAAATTCAGTGCATTTCTTTCTACATGCAACTCTCTTCTCTCCATCTGCTTTATGATCACAGTTTACGCATGGACAATCTTGATATCCCATTTATGTATCACTCCTTATAATTTGTTCAGTGGACATTCTTCATCGCATATCCTTTTATATTTTTCATAATCATTCGGCGTTATTCTTGGATATACGCAATAACCATCACACATCTCAGTTCTAACTTCTTCTAGAATGTCTGTTACTGTCTTCACTCTCTTATAATCCTCTTTCACGACACCTGTAAGATTCTCTGTTATTGTCATAACTCATCCCTCTCTTTCGCTGCGGCGCAGGAGCGACATCACTGCCACTCCTGCTACTGTTCCAATAAATAATCCGCTTAAAAATCCAACGATCATAAATTATCCTCCAAACATGCTTACTGTCACTTTTCTTCAATCATTCCAAGGGTTCCTGATTGAAGCTTTTTCAAAACTTCTGGAATATTCATCTTTTCAATAGTGTCTTTTGCAAGATTCTCTTTTAGTTTCTGTTCTAATGATTTAACAATATCAACTTCTACTTCGTGTTTTGCTCTCTGAATCATGTTACCGATCTTATCATCAAGCTCTCTTTTTAGATATTTTGTTGTAAGTAGATCTGCTGCTGAATACCGATTACTTCCCCAGTCTTGATAATTTCCATCTTTATCATATCTTTTCTCTTTAATGAAACTTTCAAATTGCATTCCTACATATTCGGATAATGAATAATATGTGATTTTATCACTCCAATCACTTGATTTTTCAGGAATCTGAATATTATTAATCTTTTCAGAGCATACATTTTCGATAAATTTATTGATTGCTTTATTGATTGTCTCTTCTGATTCTTTAACTTTCTCTGCAATCTTTGCATCAACCATTCTCAATGCTTCATGTGTTGCTTTCTTTAAAAGGGCATCTTCCACACCTTCAATGATTCTCTCTTTTAATTCTTCGTCAATTGAATAGGAATCTTCTTCCATCCAATCAAGTTCTACTTCGATATTAAATTTTGCCATAATTCTTTCTCCTTAACTTTCTTTAACAATTAATAGAAACTGTCTTTCTGCATTTCATCATCAACTTCTTTTGGTATCGGAATCGGTTCAAAGTCATCGTTTTCCCCATTCATAAATTTAATCAAGCCATCTATGTAGTTGTTAAATTCCACCATTCTTTTTTCTTCATCGGTCATTATCAATCACTTCATTCTCACAATAAATGCATCCCTTATCACACTTGATCCGAACCTTTAGCTTCTGCTGCTTGTCCGGACACAACTTCATGTCCTTAATTGGCTTGCCTGTGATCTCACAGATGTAACCTTTAAATTCTTTCTTATTTACCATACTGCCACCGCCTCATGTAAATGTTCTCTTAATACATCTGCTGCCTCGTGTTGATTCTCATGCTCCAATAACTTGATCACATTCGGTAACACTCTTCGCCCTTTATCGATCACTTCCTGGTTTGATGCAATCATTTCTGCATTCATGTCAATGTTATAACGTTTCTTTAAATCAATTGCCATGTCTTCAAATGTTACAAAATGTTCTGCGTACTGATCCAGAGATACCAGGCACATGGATTTATAATCATATGCCTCTTTGAATCTTCGAAGCCTTTTTTCTCCAAAGCCTTCGCTATCTGCCAGTGCTGATAATGCTGTTGTCATGATGTTTCCATAGAGTGTTGTTGCTAGGATTTCAAAAGCTTTATCTAATCTGTCGTTGTCGATCAGAAGTCCAACTCTCAATGCTCCTCGCATCTGAAGCTCTTTTCTTAATCCATCAATTCCCTTTTTTTCTGCAATGCCTAACGCATATGCCATTCCTGCCATTCTGGCTTCTTGTTCTTTATCAAGCTTCCCCATTTTGACCATCCTTCTTTCTCATCATTGCAATATCATAAATTGTCTGGCAAATCTGCTCACATACCTCTTCTGCATGATCGTCTTCTGTAAGCTGCCTTACATATTTCTTTCCGCAAGCAACACATGTTAATCGCCGAATCTGCTCCCATGCACTCCATGCTATGAATGAATTTCCCAATGCATTTGCCATTAACGAATCTGTTCCGAATCCATTTGCATCTTTAAACCATTTATTTCTTGGTTCTTGTAATACTTTCTGTGTATCTTCTTTACATACACTCTTTTCGAGTTTTTCTAAAACTCTCTTTTCAACTCTATCTACGATCTCTTGTTCTTTTTGCTCTGTCATTTTTATCTCCTTCTACTCAAACCGACCTGCACCGGATCCATACTGGTGCCACGCCGTGCATCTCATGCTCTCTTCTTCCTGCTTCTTTAGTCTCTCAGTTTCTCTCTTCTTCTCATCCAGGCACTCCTGCCGGTATTCATCATCCCATTTTTTCAATGTTGGCTGGCTGATCGTTGTAAGCTCTGACAGCTTCTTGTAGCTTATCCCTGTTGAGATGATCAGCCGGACCATTCCTTTCTTGAAATTTTCTTTATATCTCATATCGTTTTCTCAGACAGCTTAACTTTCTACCTGAAACAGCTTATACTGATCACTTTCTCATTATTCTTTGCTTGATCATATAAACTGCTGTGATTCTTCGTTTCGCGATTTGTTGAAAAATTGTAATACCAAATCTAGTTTGTGAAAAATAAAAAATACAAAAAACCTGAAAAAATATGTTTATGTTTGCTTGCTTCGTTAATAGTTACTTGAAGAATCTTAATCAGATAGAAAGTTAAGCTGTCTGATCATACTCCTTTACTTATGATATCCGGCACAATTGCCTACATAATGCCACTGCAAACCTTCGTGTTTTGTCTCGCCCCCCCCTGTTATCTCAGGGTAGAAACGCTTATACCACTTCATCAGTGTCTTATGATCGATTCCGGATGATCTGCTGATCTCATTTGATGACATGTTATGCTTGATCCACAGTGTCACAACACGTCTTTTAAATCCTTTGCTGTAATCTGCCATCAGTTCTCCTTTCTGCCCACTGCCTTAGGCAGCAGGCTCATGGCTTATACTGGCTGTTTCTTATGCGGTTAATAGTTACATGTGGTATATAATTTAGCTCTCCGGCTGATCACTGCCTGCATATGATCCCTTTGTGCTGTTGTTGGTCACTTAAGATCATTCCTAAATCCACAGCTACCACGACTAATACTACGACTTTTTATTAAACAACAATCATGGTTTATAGTGTCTTGCAGGCAGTGATCAACCGGAGAGTCTTATTTTTATTACATTGCTGCGAGTAACTTATTGATAAAGTACTGCTGCCCTTTTCCTGTAACTTTCGTTGTCTTGCTGATCTTCGTTGATCCATTTGGCTGATTGATCACTGTTTCCTTGATCTCGAATAGATCCATATCCATTGCTCGCTGCGTTGGCATATTCCAATCAGAGCCTTTTCTCTTGATCAGATAACCATTGCATCGCATCCATTCAAACAGTTTATTTTGCCCCGTCTGTACTCCGTTTTGACGAAGAATCTTAGCCAACTCTCCGATCAGGATAGATGTATCACTCGTGGAAACTGCATCCGCAAATATCTCTTTTGGTTTCATTCTTTCGTTATCCTCAATCAGTATTGCGTTGTCTGATTTGAGCTTGTCTATCGTTTTATCTGCCATCTTCAATGCTCTTGCAAATATCTGCTCTGGTGTATTCCAGGCTTTCTCAAGATCCAAGAAATACTGTCGGATCTGTTTTCCTTCTGGCGATCTTTGAATCATACAGATCTGTTTTGCCATATCGATAGAAATCTCATATTCTGTTGATGGTCGTCCTCCGGTACTTTCGGACATTTTTGTCCAAAAGTCTTTATACTCTTCAAACCCATATTCACACATTCGATCAATCCATTTCTTGAACGGTGTCTCGATGTGTAACTGTTCATGCAGATTTCTTGCAGATACTGTCGGCTGTTCTGTTTCGTAGTTGACTGCGATCAAGTCTCTAATCTCACTCACGTTATAATTCATCTCCTAACTGTTTCTGTAACAACTGCTGTTCCAAAGAATCAAAATCATGATTTCTCTCGCAATCCAAGTGTGCAGGATTCTTTTTCTCTCTTCTTACTGCTCCAGTACCCCTATTCCGTTCCCAGTTCCGTACTGCTGCCTTCCAGTCTTTCATCTTGTTTTTACCAACCATCCAACCTTTGGATTCGTAAAAGTCAATAAAAACATTTGCATCAACGCTATTGTTCCGCTCTTTGCAATAACCGAAGACTTGCTCGTATGTAGGTGGCGTGAAACGCTTTATATTACTCTTCTTTTCATTCTTATCATTCTTTTCATTCTTGTTTGTGTATTTCTGTGACGTTTCAGTGTCGTTTGACTGTCGTTTTTCTGTCGTTTTTTCATTTTCAGAATCTTGATAAACACTGTAATTTACTACGTTTATGACCGTCTTTTTTGTGTCGCTTTTTACGACCAACATAGAATCATCTTCAAGCATTTTCAAAAACCGCTTAACTTTTGTGTTACTCCAACCCCATCTATCACATAATTTTCGGATGGATGTGACTGTCTGACCACGTTCTATCTTGATCAACTTCCCATCAATTAATACTTTTTTCTCACAGTGATTAACCATAAGTAAGAGATCCATCCAAGCCTGTCCTTTTGAAAACGGCTTATCTTGCCAAACCCAGTGATCTGTAAGACTCCTGTAAGTCTTTACCCATCCTTCGTTCATGTGATCACCTCGTTATTTCAATTTCTTCTATCTCAACTTCAACTCTTGGTTCATCTGCATAATGCTTTTCCATATGCAGTGTTACAACCTGTGTATCATCCCTGTATGCTAATTTATTCAAAGCATCAAGAATACTCTTTGCTATGTTATCGATATCTGGCTTCTTTGTTGGAAACATCAGATCATCTAACATTTGTTGTTTCTTTTTCTTGCTTGTGCTTTTAACGATCGGATAATAAGCAATGATCGTTACTTTTAATGGTTGTCCATCGTTAAAGATCATACTGTTTGCTTCTTGCCTGTAACAGCACTTGATCAAGTTTTCATATAAAACTGTCTGTTCTGGTGTGTAAGAAAATGAATTTCCTCCCCTCCCTCGAACAGTTCGTGCCCTGGCTTTTCCTTTCGGAGCACCAGGGACTATAAATTTCACTGTCTTCATAAAACTCTTGTCCTTCTTGCTATTTAAAGAACTGCTGCTGTTCGCTCTTTACTTCTTCTTTTACCTGTTGTGGTTCTTCTGATACTTCTGACTCATGAATCTCCTGATCAGCTACAACATTTTCATCGTTCTCCATGTCCACATAGTCTTTTGTTCCGTCCTCATGAATCACTGCCATGTCTACATCCATAGCACTCTGCATATCAATGCTCATGATTCCCCATTTGCTAATTAATTGACGAAGCATTGTTTTGTAAGCCATAGCATCAAAATCCTTTTCCCAGAACGTATAACCCTTTTTGGCTTTATATCCTTTCGAATACTTTAATGCGTGAGCTTCCATCTTCTTCTTTGACCAATACATCACTTTCTTGAATCCGTTCGTATATTCAAACATTGCGTAATATCCGACCGTTGGTGCTTCTTCTCTTGCTTCTTCATCTTCGATCAGATTCACTTCAATCTCCTCATTCAGCGGATCAAAACGAACAAGCTCACCTTCTTTGATTGCCAAAACATTTAGTTTTTTGTACTGCCCAGATCTTATTGCTAACTGGATATACCCCTTATATCCGAGCTGGAACTGTGCTTCTTTGAATCCTTTTTTGTTATTGTTGAACGGCACCATGTAATACTGTCCAAGTTGCGGAGACGGAGAAAGCTTTAGAGATTCCCCTAACAGTGCCGCACTTAAGATTGATGGATTTGTACATTCCTGTAACGCAGAATTAGTCTGAACCGCTGATACGATGGATGAAATGAAACGATCTCCATTCTTTCCGCCGATTACGTTGTTGATCTGGTTCTTAACAGCATCATTTGTAAGGTATGCTGTTAATCCTGTTTTCTGTTGTCTTTTCGCCAAACTGTTTCCTACTGCCATGCTACATTTCCTCCTGTTTAATGATTTCAAATTCTTCACATGCTTTTTTCAAGATGTTTAGTTTCATGTTTGCCTCTTCAAAATTGTGTTCTTTTACCACGCATCGAAACGTGATTGCAAGTGTTCTTTCTCCTGTTGTTCTTGTTTTCTGAACTGGTACTTGATCATTCGGTTCAGTCTCTTCTTTACCAGCAGATGCAATTTTCTTCGCTTCTTCCTCTAACTGCTGTTTCCTTTGTGCTTCTTCTTGTCTCTGCTGTTCTTCGAATAAAGCTTTCTTTTTCGCTGTCTCTTCTAACTGCTGCTTTTTGTTTACTGCTGCTGTTAAATCAAAGTTTTTCAGATACTCTTCTTTCATCTCATATGCATAAGGACTTGTATCTGCATTGATCACTACAAGATCGTTATCAATCTTATCTCGAACCTCTGTGATCTCATTTGTGATAGATTTGAGTGTCGTTGATACACTCAGCCATGATTCTTTGAAAATCTTGTCAAATGTCACGATATCAGCTAAACCACCGATTGTTTTTGCATAGATCTCTTTAACCTTTTCAAGTTTTTCTTGTCTGATAGATTCATCATATGCTTTTATCTGTGTATCAATATTAGATACCGCTTGATTCACGATAGAAATTAATTCTTTTTCCTTTTCTTCAAAATCTGTATACGGAATCATAACTTGCTTCTTAATCTCTTTTCTTTTGTCCTCTAATGCTGTAATAAATTTTCGTAGAGCTGCACGATCTTTTTTTGCTTCCTTCATTTGATCTGGAGTATAAACAAGACTCATGTAGTCATTTGCCTTATTCGTAATCTCACTTTTTAGTTCTTCAAAGTTCCAGTCAATCTTTTGTAAGAATCCATCTGCCTGTGGATTATATATCTTTAATTCCATATGTTTCTCCTCATATCTCTGGAAGTATCAAGTTTGGCATCTGCCTGTTCTCAACCTTCTTCCAAAACTCTTCTTCTGCTTTTTTCAATATTTCTATATCTTCGATCACATCTGATCGTTCAATGTGATAATCTTTTGTCTGTAACCTTATCTGTCCTTGCCATTCTGACTTTAGCTGTGCTCGAAGCTCAACGAAGTCATATTCTGTAACAAGTAGATAGTGCAAAACTTGTATGTAGTAGTTATCAGGAATTCGATCATTCCATTTTTCACGCTGCATACTTTGTAGGATATTTGTTGTCTTAATCTCTAAGATTCCTTTTCTGCCGTCCTGATCTGCTAGTTCTCCATCCAAGGAAGCATGTGCCCATTGATATTTTTCATTTCTGATCATGTTGTCTCTAAAGTACTCAACCTTGTATTCTGTATGATCCAAAGCAAACAGTGATCGAAGTAATGGCTCTGCATCATGTCCGTACTTTACATAATCCTTATCTGAAATATCTGGAGCGATCCGCTGTCCTGTCTTTTCTAAATAAAGATCTGTGTTGGTTTTGTATGGATTTAATCCCAATACTGCAGATGCATCTGACCCGCCGATTCCATGTCTTGCTTTTAACCAGGAATCGAAGGAATCAAACTGGATTCGCTTGATTCCTGGAGCAATCATGGTCTTGCTAGACATTTTTATACACCTTTATATAGTCAGCTCTTGTATGTCCTTTTAAAACTTCTGTGAAACCATAGCTTAATCTTTTTACCTCTTCTGGCTGAAACTTGATTACAGTATCGGCATAAAATCTCAAAGCCCCTGTAACGATTGGAATTTCTTCATCAGCCAAAGGACCCACAAATTTTTCTAGATCTTCAAAGAAGATTTGAGACAATTCCAAGAGCACCTTTGCTTTCTCTTTGATCTCTGCCTTATCTGAAAATGCCTTTTCAATATAAGGACCTAAATCTCTGCGTAAATTACTTTTCTCCATCATCTGTTTTCCCTTTCTTCTTTTAATTTCTTTTCACAATCTTTCAGTCGTGGAAAGATCAAGTTAAACTGTTCATCTGATATTGCACAAAAGCTAATTCCAAGATCTTCGTATTTTTCTCCGACAATTAGAGCGTTTCCAAGGATTGGACAACCATGTAAATCCGTCTCATACAGATAAGAGGCAATATGGTTCATATCAGAAACAATGTTGTTACAATGATATAAGAACTCCTCATCAACTAGCATGCTTACCTTTGATCCTGGCTCATTGTTTTTGATCACAGAGCCGCCTCCAATCTTGGTGTATAATCGATTAGGTACTACATGCTCCAGAAGTGAACAACCATTTCCAATATGTTCCTGTAACTGTCTCCAGCTGTTCTTGCCTTCTGGATATTCAAGTTCTTTCACATCATTATTTGGTGTGATCAAGATCATTTTTCCCATTGTCTTTTTCCTCCTTTGTGATCTCTGACTTGACACTTCTTCCTAAGAATGATTCGATATATTCAGAAATTCCTCTGTCATAGTCAGTTAGTCCTCCTTCTAAAGCATCTGAAACCGCTCTTAAAATCGGAACGATAAACACTGATGTATGTTCTGAAATTGGATTAACATATCCAAGAACTTCTGTTACTGCCTCTTCTGCCATATCTTCCAACACTTTGAATGCTTTATCTTCATCTCCTACTTCTACAAATCGACAGTTCTTGATTACTGCATTGTCGCATTTTGCTAAAAATTTATCTTTCATGTTTGTTTCCTTTCTTAATCTGTGGTATAATTTTCCTGAACTTTTATTTGTGTGCCTAACGGAGTTGCAGCTCTGTGGGCACCTTTTTTGTATCCTGTTATCATTGTTCTGTTCCTCTCTCATCGATGTATTTCATTCCTAAATACCCAATGATATAAAACACACCAAACAGCATCCATTCGCCACCAAAGGCAAAATAACCTCTTGCTTCAATAAGCTCTGGAATCATTAAGGCTGCTGTTGATCCAGCAAACAATAATCCAATGAGGTGGCAGATCACCATCCTTTCAATCTTCTTTCGAACCTTGTTCATTTTTCTCTGACGATCAATCGCCTTCTGAATCTTTTTCTTTGATTCTACGAAACGATCTTCGTATACCTCGTATCTTCGTACATTTTCCAAAATATACACCTTACCTTTCTTTTGTTTATTGCCAGACGACTTAAACACGCTGGCCAGTTCTATATTCAATTTTTAATTTTTTATAGGTCAAATTTTTTATATCAAGAAGAGATTTGATTGTTTATGTTTTGCAGTTATTGTTATGCTATGGATTGGGATCATAGCGACATATTCAATTTGACCAGCGTGTTTAAGTCGTCTGTGTTTCTTTGATTGTTTTTACTAGCCTGTAATTTGCAGTGTGCTGTTGTGCATCTTTCTAGACTGCTTGTTTTTCTTTCTTCGCCTTTCTCTTTCTTCGTTCAACCTCCTTTAAGAACTCTGTTGTTGCATCCTTTATCTTTTCCTGGTTAACTGTTCCGTGAATATGAACAGTTCCATTACCAATACTAAAGGTCTTGTTTGCTTCATTTTTCATGGCATCACCTACCTTTCACCAGATGACTCAATTCCTTGCCCGATCAAGTGAATGTTTTTTTATATTGAAAAGAAGCTAACTGTGTCGGGGCTGTTTCCTTTTTATTCCTTCGCAATCGGATTAGTATCAACGATCGGGCAAGGAATTGAGTCATCTGTTATTTAATATAGTAACTTTAAAAGTTACTTAAGATCAAAAAAAATTTCAATCGGATTTTCTATATGAAGTTCTTTGATCATAATCTCGATCTCATCGCTTCCAAAAACACCTTTTGCCATTTTTTCATAAAATGTTTTTGGCGTAATTCCTATTAATCGAGCTACTTTTGTTTGTGTTAAACCTCTTTCGGATATAATTCCTCGAAGCTTGTCTGTTCTTACCACTTTCTCACCTCCGTAACTTTTTAAGTTACTTTAATTATAGCACGAAAAAGTAACTTGTCAAGATACTTTTGGTTGCTTTTATAACTTTTTTGTGATAACATGAAATTATTCAGAAAGGAGATGATATTAATGACTGTAGGAGAACGAATACAACTATCAAGAAAAAGGATGGGAATGAATCAAGTTGATTTTGCAGCTAAAATTAATGTGTCAAAACAAACTTTATATAAATATGAAAATAATCTTATTACTAACATACCATCAGATAAAATAGAAGCTGTTGCAAACCTTTGCCATGTCACCCCTGCATATTTAATGGGTTGGAATAATGAAGCGAACTCAACTTCTAATGAACAGCATTTTGATCAAGATCTTGTTATCATACAAAGAGAAAAAAGTAAGATGTCTGCAAAAGATCAAGCAAAACTAATGAACATTTTAAAAGCAAATTTTGATGACTATAATTGGGAGGAAGATGACTCTGGAAATATTGAATAATCGTAAAGTAGAAATTAAAAATCTTGTACTTTTGACTTTAAGAAATTATGGAAATCCTTTTGTGCCTGTTGAAATTGGAAATATTATTCGAAAAATGAATAATATTAAATTAATTACTTATAGCAGTCAAATGAAGAAATATCATATATCTTATGAAAAAATGATACTTAGTGCAGAAACAAAGGATTCTTATGCGGTATGGGACAGAAAGCAAAGATACTGTATTTATTATAATGATATGGATTCTAATATCATACAATCACATAGAGTTCGATGGAATCTAGCTCATGAATTAGGTCATATAGTATTACAACATCATCAATATTGTAATTCTGATAGGCTTTTTCGAAATAGTTTGGATGACAACACCTATTATTATCTTGAGAAAGAAGCTGATTATTTTGCACAATTAATTCTTGTTCCTCATGTTGTTTTATCAGAATTTAAAATTTCTAGTATTGATCAGTTAAAAACACTTTGTAAAATATCACGCAATGCTGCTAAATATCGTTTTCAGGATTATCAAAAATGGAAGTCGTCTCACATAAATATTCAGGATGAATACGATCAACAGCTTTTTCAATATTATTATAATTTTCTGTTTAAACGGCATTGTCAAACGTGTGGTGCAACATTAATTCAACGATATGGTGACTATTGCCAAATCTGTGGGAAAAAAACTTTACAATGGGGAAATGGGAATATGTTCTATCCTCAACTTAAAACGTATACATCTGGAAAATTAATTGTTTGCCCTAATTGTGGAAATCAAGAAACAAATATTTTAGGAGAATATTGTCAAATTTGTGGATGTCATCTTGTAAATCGTTGCAATGATTTGAATTGTCAATGTAATTATCCTCTTCTTACAAACGCAAGATATTGTCCTATCTGTGGAGGTTCAACTAGTTTTTATAATCAATATTTTTTGAAAGATTGGTATGATGATCCTGATTCTATGGATGTTAATGATGTTTCTTTTTACATACCCCTTTATTCTCGTTGATTTTTCAAAAAACTAGATAAATAACAAATACTATTTTTGTATACACAAGAAAATGCATTAAAAAACTATAAGGGGGAATACAATATGAGTTTCCTAAATTCTATTTTTGGAAACGATGAGCTGAATGAAAAGATTCAAGAATTAGAAAATTCTAATTTAGAAATGCAAAAAACAATTGCTAATCTTGAAATCGAAAAAGCTAAATTGGAATCGAAGCTTACACCTGAAATGTTGGATTTGGAATCTTTACAAAAACAGATTTCTGAATCACAAGTAAAATTTGCTCATGATAAAATGGAGCAAGAACAAAAGCTTTCAGAACAGTATGATAAGTACATGGAAGAAATTTCTAAGCAAAAGTCGCTTATTATTGCTTACAATGACGAAATTAATGAGCTAAATTCTAATATAAAAGAATTGAAAAATGAACTTATTACTTTCTCTGATGAAGTTCTTGTTCAGGATTTCGGGTTATATGAACCACGCTACTCTTTTACTAACGCTGATGCTTATAAAGCAGAACTCATAAATATACGAAACCAGCAGAAAGCAATGATCAAGGATGATACAGCTGTATCCGGGAACATAGGATGGCAAGTAAATGGTAGTGAAGCCAAAGGACGAAAGTTAGTAAAAGACATGCAGAAGCTACTGCTTCGTGCGTTCAACAGTGAATGTGATGAGATTATTAGTAAGGTAAAATACAATAACTATGATACATCTGTTAAGAAAATGGAACGAAGTTTCAATGCTATTGCTAAATTGGGTGTAACAATGTCAATTTCCATAACCGCTCATTACTATGATCTGAAAATTCAAGAGCTTAGATTAGCTCTCGAATATCAGATTCAAAAACAGCGTGAAAAGGAACAAAAGGCAGAATTAAGAGCTCAACAGCGTGAAGAAGCTCGATTACAAAAAGAACTAAAAGAACAACGTAAAAATATTGATAAAGAACGCAAACATTACGAACAAGCCCTTTCTAATATCAATCATCAAATTTCAACCGCTTCTGATGACAATATAGAAGATTTAAATCAAAAGAAAGAGGAGATCATACAATCTCTTTCCGAGATTGACACTAAAATCAAGGATATTGATTACAGAGAGGCTAACCAAAAAGCTGGTTATGTATATGTAATTTCTAACATTGGATCATTCGGTGAAGGTATTTACAAAATCGGTATGACACGTAGATTAAATCCACAAGATCGTGTAGATGAATTAGGAGATGCTTCTGTTCCATTCAAATTTGATGTACATGCAATGATCTTTTCAGAGGATGCTCCAGCATTGGAAGCAGCCTTACATAGAGCTTTTGAAGATCGTAAATTAAACCTTGTAAACCAAAGAAGAGAATTTTTCAGAGTTTCCTTAGATGAGATCAAGGATGTTGTTAAGAATAATTTTGATAAAACAGTGGAATTTGTTGATGTTCCTGATGCTGATCAGTACAGAATCTCCCTGAAACTACGAGAGGAGGAACATCAAGAATGAGCATCTTTGATTTTTTCAGAAAGTCGAAAACCGAAGAACCTAAGCAAGAAGTTTTAGATGAACCATCAACTTCTAACATCGCCTTGGATTCATCATCTTATGTCAATGATTCAGAAGTTTCCCTAAAAAAAAGAGAGTTTTATACAGCTGTATTCCTCGACAGATACAGTACTGGAACTCCGATCATGGACGACAACGAATATCCAAGATACTTCCAGTATGATTTTGAAATCAAAAGCCCATCTAAATTTCATAAAAAATTAGTCCAAGATGGTTATTATAAAGATGCTGAATTGGTAGATATCTTGCGTTCTTTAAGAATACCAGAGTTAAAAGATCTGTTAAGAGAATTACGTCTACATGTATCAGGGAACAAAGAAGATTTGATCAATCGTCTATTAGCTACTGATTCCTCTGATGAATTAATGCATATTTTAAATGCTGATCATATAAAATTTTATTCTCTATCTAATAAAGGAAAATATTTTGTGGAAAATCACAAAGATTATATTGATCTGTTTAACCACAGAATCAAATTAGGGATAGGCATTGACGAATATATATCTGCTAAGAAATCATGTCCAAATAATTATGATTTTCATAAGATCATTTGGTCTATATTCAATGATCGAGAATTTGAATACATGAAAAATAGTAAATTCAATTTATTAACATGTAATTATCGATCTATGGCTGAATGGCTAGGTGATTCAGGTAAACAGGAAGATTCTCTTCTGTACTACCTAAAGGCACTCTACTTTGAGATTATGGCTTCAAATTTTAGCAGCATATCATTATATAACGATGGCGTATATTCTTCTACACGTGTACATTCAGATTCTTTTAATGAACCATATTTAACATATCTTGTAGGAAAAATTTATAATTTAAGAGAATTTTATTCTCAAACAATTTTTGAAGATGCTTGTGAAGTAATGAATCACTTTTATGAATTTGTCTTATGCGATAAAAATACTTTCAAACGTTTGGTTGCAGATATAATCAATAATAATTACGATCATGACAAATGGATGAAGGAATTTAAGAGAATCTATACAAATTTATTTTAATAAATGAACTTTGAAAATATAATATACTTACCCAAGAAGTCGTCAGACGGCAAGTCTCCAACCGCTCCGAGCATTGCGGAAAGGAGGCTTTTATGAGGAATATGAGGAATTTATGATCATCATAAATGTTGCACTGTTAATCATTGCCATTCTGAATTACACGCATAAAAAATAGCCGTCCTACCCCTGGTAAGTGTAGAACGACTATTTTCGTTAAGCATTCGCCGGAGCGGATGGGTTTGCTCCATCGTGCCGACTTCCTTGTTAAGTATATTATAATCAAAGTTCTTAGATTTTTCAATACTATCTTGCTAACATTGGAAAAATGGTTACATCAAGGATCACTAGACTGTAACCTAGTGAAATATAAAGGAGGTTAACTTATGTTTTGTTCAAATTGTGGTGCTGAATTGAAAGATAATGCAAATTTTTGTAGTAACTGCGGACAAGCAATTACTTCTGGTACTTCAACATCTTCTGCTTCATCAGATGACGAGGTAGTTGTTAAAGAAGGTTTATGCAATAGAGTTAAAAGTAAATTATTTGTACAAAATGGTCATGGATTATTAACTAACAAACGTTTTATTTATTCTAAGCATAGTATTTTTAAAACCGCTGCCATTGGTCTACTTGTCAATCTAACGAAAGGTAGTTATGATTTTGAGATTCCAATTTCTGATATAAAAGAAATCAAAGATGGTCGCCAAGGAATAAGTAAAACAATTATTATTTGTACTAATTCAGGCGAGGAATACAATTTTTACTTTACAGATCGCCAAAAATGGATTATCGAGTTTAATAATCTCATTAATAAAAACTAA